GCTCTTCCTGATGCTTAAACTGCCAGATGTTGATGCCCTTATAAAGGAAAGTACTTCTGATGAGTACATCAACAAGAAAATCAAGGATATTCTTGGCGAGTAAAACAATCAATCCCCACCTAGCTTCACAGCCGGGTGGGGATTTTTCGACTAAATAAACAACGTCTAACCTATAAAAACAAAAAAAACTAAAATTATACCTAAATCAACTTATCTATGTACTTATCCAAATCTTTTTCATACCAAACAAGTTCGGTCCAGCCCTTGCGCTTCCGTCCCTTAGGGAGCCTTCCTTCTTTTACCAGCCGGTCAAAGGTAGCCCTGGAAACTTGGACGTATTCGCACGCTTCCGTTTTACTGATCGGCTCATCCTTGTTGGCAATCTGATGCAGGAAATTCAGCATCATCGTGTTCTGCTGCTTATTCGTCAAACATCTTCCCGACTGAATCCGCTCATGAAATTCCATCAAGAGCGAATCAATCATCTGAAGTTCTTCGCTAATCTTTCCCATAAGCTAGCACTTTTTATTGTGATACCAGAAGGCAAAGCCGATGGCACATACAGCCAACAGGAAAAGGAATCCGATATAGCATCTTCCCAGTGTCATTAATCTCTGCTCACTCTTGGTAAGCTGCCGCTCAACTGGTACTGGCACGGAAACAGAATCACGCTTGATAATGGTATCAAGCTTCACCTTATATATATTGCGGTATCGGTCCCGATAGGCAATCTTGCTTATCACTACGGTATCACCCTTCTGATACACATACACCGAATCCTTCACATACACACTATCCATTTTGGCGATAGTGTCACTTCTCACAATATACTCAGTATGATACTCGGGAACCTTCACATACTCCTTGGTCTTGCAGCCAGTGAATGCCAGCAGGATAACTCCAACCACCAAACCGATGCAAGCCCATTTCCGAAATCTTATTTCATACCACTTCATACGCTATAGATTTTTATATTCCTCTTTCGCATTAAAACAAGGGCACATCTTCTTCCACTTCGACTTGTCTGCCCCCCAAATATCACGATGCCCCATAATCGCCGCATTCGGATATTTCTTTTTCAGCTGTTTAAGCAGGGTAGCCAGTGCATCCTTCTGCTCCTTGGTTCTGTTATCTACAGCCTTTCCCTTCGAGTCAATACCGCCTACATAGGCAATATTGATGGCAGTAGAATTATATCCCTTCACGCCGTTACTTACCATTTCTACCGGCAGCATCTGATGTATGCCACCATCCTTGGTAATCACATAATGATAGCCGGGGTTTTTCCAGCCCTTGCGCTTGAACTCATCCCAAAGATCCTTCACGCCCCATTTCTGAGAAGAGGCAGTACAGTGAACGAAAATTCTCTCAATCAGTCTCATACCTTGCCCTCCTTCTCCTGCTCCTTTAAAACTTTAGCAAAAGCCTTAGCCAAATCATCTTTGTTGTCAAGGATGATGCTTATTGTCTTTTCCTGCTTACGAATTTCAGCCTTCTTCCAGCTCTTTTCTCTGATGCTTACGAACTCGCAGAACAAACAATATCCTGTCCAAATTATCGAGAAAGCAGGGATTGGTATAATCTCGCACGTAATCAAGTCGATACACATTGTTGCAATTAAAGGCAAAAAATACTTCTGTGCCTTATCGCAAGTTTTCTTATATCCCTTACTTGTTGTAGCTTCTCCGTTTTCCTTCGCTTTCCTGACTCCAAGGAACAGATCTACACCCATCGAAACGATAAGAGCACCCATACAGATGGCAAAAATCAACGCCGTCTTGTATAGGTGCTCTTGCAAAAATGTATGAATAATCTCTGTCATATATACCATTAATATTGATTAATGGCGCAAAGATAAGGGGTTTTCAGATAGCTTTTTCCGTGTTTCCGTCTAACTGTTCATGTACCACCAAATTTTATCGGTGGGGTGATTGGTTGACTCGTCGCAGAGGAAACTCACTGATAGTTCGGAGATTCTCTTCTTCAGGGTCTCTTTGCTTCTCGACCATTTACCAATCACATCAATGTTTTCTGCAAACATCTTATTCATGGTCACGGCAAAATCCCACATCGTGTAGTCGGGAATCATCCAAGCCTGCTTGTCGTACTCCTCCTTCACTTCCTTGTAATCGAAGAATGGGGCGTACTCCTTGGTCACATCATCCTTGAAATAATAGATGTTGGCGATGCAGGCTCTCCCCAGCTTCTCATCAAAGTGATGTCTTCTTTCCATCCAGTACAGAAGGTTTCTCTGTACCATTCTTTCTTCTTCTTCCGAAAAACCGCATTCTCCATTCTGAAACATCTGGAATGCGGCATTTGCTACGTGTGATAGCGATCTTGATAAATCCATAGGCATATAATATTAATGTAAAAATGATAAATACATGGTGCATCTCCAACTGCTCGGGAGTGATGAGCCAGTGCTGATAATACAATCTGATAGCGTTGATACCGAAAAAATAAAAGAACGGAATACGGAATATCCAGCAGTATCTGAAGAAGAAACTCACTGGTATCATGCAGATTGGCATATACACGTATGCCAGAAAGTAAATCCAGATGATACAATTTCCGTTATCAGCCGTATTAAGTACGGTAGGTCTTGGATAACGCCCATAGTCCCAAACTCCATACCAGTGCCCTAGCATCAGCGGTATGGGTGCCCATTTTGCCAGGAGTTCATAGAATCTCCAAATTTTGCGGCTCAGCAAACCTTGCAGAACCTGCTCTTGCTCTTCTTCTGAAAGAGCGTTGTTAATACTCTTTTTCATTTTTGTTTCAATTTTATGTTGATATCGTTGATCTAGTTGCTGTTTCTTAGAAAACGGTAGCTAAATGTTTTAGTCGGTGCAAAGATAAAAATATTCCTGTACAAAACTACAAAAAGTGAGCAAAATATTAAAATATATTATTTATTTGGACGTATTCTAGATAATTCGTACCTTTGTAGCACGATTTAACGAATAAAGCGTATGACGAAAACCAATTATAGTTTGACGGAAAAGCAACGGGAAGACCTGATGAAGACTTATCGTGAGGTAGCACCCACCTGCCACACCGCAAAGGAGGCGTGGGCGAAGATAGTATCTCATCCCGCACCGAGATATTACGTGAATCCCAAGCAGGCATTCGAGAAGCTCAGAAAGATGGTGGTAGGCGATTTCTCTGAGGTGGATGCCATGACGGAACCGAGAAGGAGAATGTACTATTCTCTGTTCGATAGATTGAATGCAGTATCTCAGAAGAAGGAGTTTATCGGGCAGTCGCTCCATTTCATCTGCCAGTTTTTGGTAGGAGAGCCAGCTCCCGAGTTCTTTCTGTCTCCTCGATCAGCCGAGGATATTTTCTATAATTGCAAGCGATATGGGAAAGGTTACAGGGATGGTAAGCATGAATAGTTTCAGATTGAAGGCGATTCTGTCGCTCATCTGCATCATTCTTTGCACTTGGCACATAGGCTTCTATCACGGATGCCCCTGGGAGAATCATCTACTGTACAGCTTCTTTCACGTCAATGGCTTTCATCTTGCCATCAATCTGCTGGTACTCTGGCAGATCAAGGGCAGGATTTCGCCTGTCAAGGCTTTTGCGGTAGCCGTAGCAGCCAGTTATCTGCCGATGTTCGTTACCGAGCCAACGATGGGTTTGTCTGGATTTCTCTTTTCTGTCTTCGGTATCATGTGGGGCAGGACAGGACGATGGAAAGATGCAATCAAAAAGGCTGGACCCTTCCTCCTCTTCACGATGCTGTTGGACAACGTGAACGGATGCCTCCACCTTTATTGCTTCGTCATAGGTTATTTGATGGAATGGTTCATAATCTACATAGAACGGAAACGTTCTGCATAAGTTTGTTAGTGTTTTAATGTCGAAGGCGACTGCTCATCACGAGTAGCCGCCTTCTTGATGTTATCAAACTTATGGAAGGAATTATCTTATCTTGTCTTCCCTTCTGCTCTGAGTCTCTATGATGGACCCGGCAAAGGAATCGCTTGCCTTGAAGTTCTTGAAAGAATACTCCAGCTTGAAGTATTTCCACGGCTTGCCGAAGAGACTCTTCAGCGCAACCCAGTCCTTGCCGTTGTTGGAGCCATAGACCGTTACGCTTACCGTGCCGGTATCAGAATCGAAAAGATGCTTCAAGCCCCTCAATGATTTCAGAATGGTAGAGCCGCCCAGTTTCAAAGGTCGGGTAGTCATTACGCAGTCATAGTCGTTGGCATCATCCTCTGTCAATGGAATGTTGGTAAGGGAATAAACGCTACTATCATCAAACTGCACAAGATTGTCGGGGTAGTTGTTGGCTACCGTTCTACAGAAAATCTTGCTGCTGGTATAGTTGTGGGAGATAGAGAAAATTTTATCCACCATATTATATACATAGTGATAGCTGGTCTTCTTGTTGAATATTCTCAGCAGCGAAGCCTTGTAGTCATAGGCTATCAGACAGTTCTCCAAGAAAGTCTTGAAAGGCAGGAAGTCGCTTGGAAATCCTCTGTTCTTTCCACCGCTCAACTGCCCCGATACACAAATAGCCTCGCCGCCCGATGTTGCCATCAATCCTTTTTCGGAAGTGAAGTAAACCACCTTGTCGGTAGGGGTGATGGAATCGGCATTGTTGCAAACCTCTCTGGATATAGGGTGTATGCTGGAGTAAAGTCCCTCTGCATTCACGCTCATGGCATAGATGCCTTCATCGGTAAAGACGAGCAGAGGATATTGACCGAACTGTCCCTGACTTACCGCCTCTGTATTAGCCACGATACCTAGAATCTTTCCTGTGCCCACTGTATTGTCGCCAGAAGCCTCAAACACAAACGGATTGTTCACTACGGAAGTGAATATCTGGGAATCAAGTGTTTCGTAAGCATTAGTATCAACCGTAGGCGCAGCTACATTCCCCGATATTTCATCATTGGAAGGAAGCGAAACAAAAGCGTACGCTCCATTCAGCATAGGATGCTGAGATAGTTTGACACGGATTCCTGCCAAATCAGAAGTAGTCCTTCTGATAATCATTTCCGTAGCGTGAGGGTCTGGGTAATAGAGCCAGCCCGGTATGGTTCCTTCAGGGATTGTATTATTGTCTGATTTTACCCAGGCGTCCATTGTATCACTTACGATATGGGTATAGAATGTAAAACCTTCGCCGCTCGATTTATCTACAGCAGTAAAAAGATTAAAACCACGGAACGGATAACGTTTAATACCCAGCATGTTTATCCTGTTATTGTACACGTATAAATTATCTGTTACTGTCTTGGTCCATCCATAATAGTCATCCTTTGGCAGCTGCTCTTGTGTTGTCAGGTTTTCTACGATATGATCTCTTATGACATACTTCGCATCATAGTTTTTCCCATCCATATATTCGCTGCCAATTTTCATTGAGAACAGTTTGTAAAACTGGCTTTTCTTCATTAATTCGTCTATGATTTCTTCATCTGTCTTATAGCTTTTGGGTTCAATGAAGTTACGTGGGAACACATGATAAAAATCATCAAAATCAGAATCGGTAATAGACTTGAAGTAATAACCAATTTTCTTATATACGCTGAATGTAATACCATCATATCTGATACTATCAACGCTGTCTGGCTCTCTGAAAATCCAATCATCATCAATATTAAACTGAGGAACTCCTGTTGTAGCGAAAACCACAAGCTCTTTTATAATATCATCCCATTCTCCTATGCTTTGATTATTTGCTTCAAAATGCAGTTTGCCATAGTAAGGAGCATATTGAATATAAACATAATTCGGTTTTCCTGTATAATTATCCCACACTAAAAAGTTTCCACTTCTTCGTGCGGTAGGATAGCAGATAATGGGATTTGAAATCTTAGCATAGGTTCCGTCATATAGCTTCCAGGCAAATCTTATAAAAAAAGGATAGATAAAATAGTTATTCTGCTTCACTATATTGATTGCCTGTGCAGCAGTTCCCTTGATTGATGTTTGTAAATTATCATACTTGTCGGTATCTGTAGGTGTTTTGAGCTTGTCGTAAAACCAATCAGACCCATCGTAATTGATGGTTCCGTCACCATTAATCGAAAAATTTACACGATCTGCCTTATCTACAAAAGAGATGATGTTATTCTTTACAGTCTTTGGAAGCGCTTTATTGCTTACAGAAAACATAGGTCTGAATTTCGGCTCAGGAATATCCGTTCCTAAATCCTTGTATTTTTTGCCAATGTGCCTGATGTATCTCAATCCATTATCTGTAGCCAGCACCAGTGTATTTCCCACCGCTTGCGCATCCTTCACTTCTCCGTCACCCTCAAATGTACCTATCGCCGTTTTGAGGTCACTCATCTTGTAGCATCTGATGGTATATTTGTTTGTTCCGGGGTCTCTGTCATAGGTAATGATATTCTCGAAGTCTGCCATTTTATGGACAAACAAAATCGTGCCGCTCACAGTGCCGAAAGGCTCCATCTTCTGAATCGGGACCATTTCACCATTCCTATATATGATGTTTTGCGAATAGGCAAGCTCGCTATCCTCACTCAGCAAGTCACTCGGTACGTTCGTCATACCCTTGCTGAAACTCAAAGTCTTTCTATCCAAGTTTCTCTCCATAACTCAATATCTTTAAATTTTCGCAGCAGAGTGAACGCCGTCGCCACCGCTGCTTGTTCTTTCCTTTTGTTTCCATTTAGGCTTCTCCATATCGTTGGCGCTTACCCACAAACCGATGGCGGTACTCATCAGTACATCATCATGGTTGCCGTTGCCCACGATATTGCCAAGACTTCCATCATCATGCCGCTCGTAGATTCTCAGCTCATGATACATTTCCTTATCAGGCTCGTCCCAGAGCATATCATCCACAAACTGCTCCAGATTATCAATAACCCAACCCTTGGTCAGCTTGTTGGTCTGGAATCCATACTTGGCAAGCACATCATCGCTCACGTCCTCTGGGCTTGTGGTACGCTGATACAGATTATCGTAGTAATCGGCTATCTCGTTCAAAATACTTCCGAAGTGGTCGCCTTCCGTATTATTGTTTTTCTCACGGTCTGCCGTGTTGCTCTCGATTACCAGCAGCGCATCATCGTAGTAATGCGCCAATGCCGCAGCCATCCACGCCAGCTTGTCGTGTCTTACGTGTCCTCGCCATCTTGCCACCACCTTCGGCTTGCCCTTGATGGTAGGCAACATCCCGAATCTATCTATTACTGTCATGACGGTATAGTCGGAAGTCGAGGATTTACCGCCAATATCCACGCTCACCAAGTATCTGTTCTCCACTTTCAGACAGTTAGGTACTGCCCAGATCTTCAAGTCGCCATCACCATCCTGTCTGATGCTGATCTTCGATTTTTCGATGGAAGACTCATTTTTGTTGCCGTCAATGATGATGTCGGCGGTATAGATTGGCTCACGCTTGTACTTCTTCTGTAAATCATCAATAGAGTAGGGGTTGAAGACCAGATTACCAGAGTTTCGGAAGGCATCTTCCTCATCCACTGGCGCCTCGGTAGCACAGAAGGAATGAGTGGTAAACTTGTTGCGGAAGTTTCTGTACCACTCGATAGCCTGAAAGCAGGCTCCCTTCTCCCACATACGCCAAAAGAACTTTCCTGTTTCTCGGTAGCCCTTCGGGTTGGTACTCTTATTCTTGTTTTCCAAAAGCCATTTTGCAAAGGCTCGTTCACTCTTCACTTCCTCCATATCGTGCTCGATGAAGAAGCAAGGGATGAATAGGAAGGAATAGGCATCGTTGTTCTTCGGGTCCATCGCCAACTGGCATTTCTCATAGAAGAAGCCAGAGTTACCTTTGCCGGTACTCTCGAACACCTCCAAGTTATCCTCCTGATTTCTGATACCACCCGAGATAGAAGAAATCACGCCCTCAGGATCATGCTCTGGGGTCTTCTTCCAATAGGCAACCTCAGAATAGTGGGCACAGTGGAAGTTGCTACCACGCACGGAATCGAAGTTCTCGAAGGATGCCACGGTCAGCGTACTTCTTCTTATTGCCCTCATTCCGTCTGTTACCTGGAAATCATCAGGCGAGTTCTCGTAAGGAGAGAATTGAAGCTTGGCTCCCGGTCTTCCGATGGTCCAGCCTGGCTGATTCTCCAATGCCTTTCTATACATCGCCTTGATTTTCTTTGCTGTATTCTTCTGCTGGGCTAGCACGATGGCGTTCCATCCGTCCTTGCGAAAATCCTGTAGCCATTTGATGTAAAGCTGGGTGAGGGTAGAACCGCCCCACTGTCGGGCTTTCAGAATCACTACTCGGATAGCCCTGTGGCTTGTTCGCAAATCCTCAAAAATCTTCAAGAGCTTGCGCTGTGGATAGTTCAGCTTGAAAGGTATCATATCACCAGTTACCTTATCCTCAATCTTATCGGTAGCAAACAAGGCAAACTCGGGGTCTTCCCTGAATCTCACCTTCATAATCTCGAAGGTCAGCACCATCTTCAACTGCTTGGTGTAGTAACTCTTCTCGTTATACTCCTTGCCCCATACTTGGATGATGTACTTCTTCATGCTGCCCAACCGTTTCAGACCTATATATAATAAGGTACGCATACATTCTTTGGGAACCCACATCTTCGGAATTAAGAAGTCGGGCAGTTCGAGCAGTTCCCTGTGCTCGAAATCATAGCAGCCTTCACCCGTCCAAGGGTTGTAGGTTCCGTAAATCTCATCGTATCGCCGCTTGTTTTCGGCTACGAGTTCGTCAATATCTACTTCTCTAACTAATGCCATCGCCCAATTCCTTTATTTCCTCAAAATCTGCATCCTGTATCTGTGGCACCTGAGTCACGTCCAATCCATTGTTGTCTGTCTTGGTTCTTCCCAGTGCCGCCAACTGCTTGAAGTCTTCATCCAATCCATGGGTCACGCTCACCTCGCTCTGCTTTGGTATCATGTGCTTGGTCAGGTTGGCATAGATGGTAACGTATGTTTTCGGGTCGTATTCTGCCAACTGGTTCATGCACTCCTCAAACTTATCCTGATGTCGGGCTAGGAAGTCTCGGATAAATTCTTTCTGTGCGCTCTTGCTCACTGGCAGAATCTTCTTTGCCTTCTCACGCTTCTCCTGCATGATTTCCCTTACCGACTTAATATCATCAAACTCTCCCATAAGCTTCTCCTTCCTTTTTTATCCAAATGGTTTCAGTGTATGAACCAGCATTCCTGCTTTGCTTGCACTCGCCGCATCCAGTATTTCCAGTTCTTCATCGTTCATTTCTTCCTGCTTCGAGATGGTAAGCGGGTCTTTACTGGTAAGCGTAAGCAGGAAATATTCATAGAGAGCACCAGCCACGATGTAGCTGTGGATATGCTTCACCAGTTCGTCATACCGTGTGTCGTCCCAGTAGTCTGGCATGTTCAGCCAGATTTCCTTCTCATCCCATTCCTTCAGGGCATTGTCTCTTACCACTCCCTGCGGCTTCATCACGTAGGCAGAGAGGATTCCTTCTGCCTTTTTCAGGTACTTGTCAAACCAGCGGTAGAAGAGCGGTCTTTCCTTATCGTTCTCGCTGGTAGGGATGGTGTCTTCCTGATTCGTCTGATTGCCTCGTCTTGCCCTGCCCACCATGTTTGTAGCTGCATCAATGTCATACCAGAGTTGGTTGGCATAGATGAAGATGTGCTTGCTGTAGTACTTGTGTGCCGGACGAGGAGGCTTCGGAAGGAAAGGATTCGGCTCGGGCTTCCATCCTCTCTCACGGATAAAATGTGTTGGGTGTAATGCGTTGAACTCCATTCTATACCTCCTTTGCTACGGTTACTTCCACCTCTGTCTTCAGGTTGTCGCTGTGTCGGGAGAAGAGGGTAACGGTTGTCACACCGGTATTCCTTGGCTTCAGGGCGAAGGTATAAGGGTCTGGGCTGCGCTGAATCTCAACGATGCTAGGGTCGCTGCTTCTCGCCTCAATATCATCAATGGCGCCATCATCAATGGAGTAGGAGATATTCACGTCCTCTTCATCCACACCGAGTGTGATTGCACCGCCCGAACTGCTGCCATCCACCTTGGCGGTCAGTGTTTTGGTGTAAGGAATGGAGGGAACCACTGGACCGCTCAATACAAAGCATCGGCGGATATTCTGCTCATCAAAGCTGAGAGAAGACAGATAAGGCTCTGCCTGTTTCAGGTTGGTTGTCTTCAACCACCACTGGTAAATCATGTAGTCTTCCACATACTTGGCTACCAGTCTTGCCAATGTATCGGAAAGCGTACCGTTGCATCGTCTGGAAACATTGACAACAAACTCCACTACATCATCGGTCTTGCTTCCGTAGTAGATGATATTGTCACCCATGGTCTGGGCATTCGGTGCAAGATAATCTGCCAGGATAACCTTTGTTATCTCCAGGGCAGACTGGAAATCGTGGGTCAGCGTTCTTTCGTGTACTTCCTCATCGCCAGCCGCCTCGTTGAAACTCATCTTGATGGCTTTATCGTCTATGGCTCCATCAATCTTTGCCTTTAGATAGGTGGCTCTCTTCACCTCGTCAATCACCACCGACTTGATAATCTGAAATTTTAAAATCATAGCTTTAATCTTTTTAGTTCAAAATTACTTCTCCTGTCATATCCTCCATGGTCTTGCTGCCCGATGCCGGCGCATCCTTCTGGAAGATCAGCTTCAATGCAGAGTTCACATGATTCGTCATATCGTCTACATACTTCCTTGCAGAATCGGCATAGGTCATGGAGAGTACCGAATAGGCTACGTAATCTACCACATAGCTCTTGAAGAGGCTACAGAATGCGTTTGCCTTGCCCTCGCTCACTCTGTTTCGCTGATAGGTGAATACCACATCATCGGTGTTATCTGTGTAGCCAGCTATCAGTGGAGAAAAGTTGCCCACGAATGTTTCTGCCGCATCCTTCACATACTGCTTCAAGATGTCTTCCTCGGTCGATGATAGGGTAACGCCAGTAAAGAGGATGTTCCCCTGCTTGTCGGAAAGTCTTTTTCCGATGATGGAGAAATGCTTCTTTACCTTGCTCTTGATGTCGGCATACCCTATCGTTATTGTCTGTTCTGTTACTGCCATAACTTATGCTGTTTGATAATACTGATTGTTCATGCTCATAGCCTGAGCCACTGCGTTCTGGTCTGCACCCTGTACGATGCCGTTTTCTACCAGTCCGCCGCCCTGCTGCTGAGCCATAGCCTGTTGCTGCTGGTACATCTGTTCTAACTGTGCCTGCTGTTCCTGCACGCTGGCAAGAAGCTTGTCTGCAAATGGTTTGTTCACGTTCTGCAAGTACTGAATCAGATTGATTGCACCCATTTGCAGCAACTCCTTCAAGTCATCATTCTGTAAGGTGTTGTAGGCAGCAGATGCCGCTGCATTCTTGATGCTTATCTTGAAGTGAATGTCTCTTGCTGATAGCCTGTCGTAGCTGTAGGTGTTCAGACCGTCCTTGTTGAAAATCTTTCTTCCGTCCTCGTAGAACTGCTGGATAACTGAGCACTTTTTCATTGCCAGCTTCTCCGTAAAAATCTCCATATCGGATAGGATGGTGTAGAGCGAAGTGGTTGCGTTCTGGCTCTCTTGGGCATATCTTGCAGCCGATGTTCCTGCCGAAGGGGTCTTGCCCTGCAAGGCTCCGCTCACGTTGGTTACCTCTCTGATAAGGTTCAGCTCTATCTGCAAGAGTTCGTTGGTTCCGATATTTACCGCATTCGAAGTAATAATCTCTGGCTTCACGTTTGGCATTGTTCTCTTTGGTGTATAGAATATCCATCCATCGTATTCTATTGCCTCTTCCATGAACTGCTCTGGTGTCCTTCCGCCCAGTACGGTTGTAGGAATCATCTTGAATCCCTTGAAGCTACTTCTGATACTCATATCGTTCATCACAATCAGGCGGTTGATGTAGCGCTGCTGATCTATCACGTTGGTCATGAACGGATGAATCTCTCCGTTGATGAAAGGATAAAGCTTCATGGTGTATGGGTGACTCTTGAAATCGTAAGGAGATTCACCACGGCAAAGAACCGTACCGTCAGGAGCCATGAAGGTGTAGTACCAGTATTTATCTGAAAGATCTTCCGATGTAATATAGGCACGGTCTTCTTCCGGCACACCATATTCGTCATACTGCTTCTTTCGCTTCTCGTTCTCCTGAATCAGCTTGTTTATCATTGCCGTGTCTTCCAAATCCACACGGAACCAAGCATTGTTCATGTTCTTGGCAATAGGGTCGAAACATTGCAGTCTTGGTTTGGTTTCCGTAGTCCATACCTCAATCACTCTTACGTAGTGTCTTCCCTTGTTGGTATAATCGAAGCTGAGATTTTCCAAAGCCTTCTCTTCGTTAAACTCGTAGCCATAACTGCTATCATCTACATCATGAATGTCGAAGATACAGTTCAAGTCATTAACCGTCAATCCGTATTCCCTGCGGGCAAACTTCTGATACAAGTCTTCCTTGCTTACGTCATGCAGACAGCCTATCAGACAAACGTCATTGTGTCTTGGGTCACTTCCACATTCGAAGAACATGTGGTCAGGTTCCATTGCGTCCGTCCACGCATCAGGCATTTCCAGTTCTCGGTCTTCCCAGCTCTCCCTCACAAACATCTGACCGCCCTGCAGGTAGTCCTTGATGAGGTGATTCAGCAAATCCTGCATACCGGTGGTCTGCCAGTTGCACTGCATCGTAGCACTCATCATGTCGCTCAGTTGTCGGGAGTCATTATCTCTTGCGAAGCATACTGGTTCCGTACCCTGCTTGGCATAGAGTCCTGCGATGGATTCCAAGATGCTGATCATGATGTTGTTGCTCATAGGGGTCTGGTTGCGCCGCTCCATATAGGTGCGCTCCGTCATTTCCTCCCAGTAGCCATGATGATACACCCTGATGGTGTCGCTCCACTGGTCTCCGTTGCAGTACCTCATCGTTCTTGCTCGGGTCTCCCTCACGCCACTCAGATTGTTCCAGGCATTCTTGCATCGGGTCAGCAGCTCCCAGTCCTTTCCGTGCTCCTGCCGCTTCTTTCGAGCCTTCACGGAATCGTATCTGTTGCGCTGAGGCATCACCTTGCTAAGTGTTAATAATTTCGCCTTAACCATATTTGTTTACACATTATTAATTTATAGGCGCAAAAATAGTCTTAAATCCCTTTTTCTTTGCCGTGTTTCCGTGTGTTTGCCTATTGTCACGGAAACACGGAAATATAATTGCATTTTCTTTGCATCTTTGCGGCAACGTTTCAAACAGTTTAAGATATGACAAAGGAAGAATTAGAACAGATGAATGCAGGTGGAGAATCAGAACAGCAGATTCCTTCACCCGAACAGGCTGCGGAAGAGACTCCCCCGGTAGAGGAGCGCCCTAACCGTAAGGCTTTCTCCGACCGATTCAAGAAGCGCCATGCCGACATTGATTTCGAGGACAAGGAAGCTCGTTATGCGGCTATGAACGATGATGCTGATACACTCGGACGATACGAGGAGAGCGGAAAGGCGTTGTCTAAGGTGTTCGATAAGCACAAGTGGCTTGCTGCCTTGGCGATGGATATGGAGAAGAATCCGGAAGATAACCCATTCGATGCGATGGCTCGCTTGGGTATCGACATCAAGGCTCTGCTCGAAGACCCAGAGGGCGGCAAGAAGCTCGCCGAGATTCTTGCAAAACACAATGAGGAAGTTGCTGAGCAGAACGAAGCTACCGAAAGGGTTACGGAAAACATGCGCAAGTCTATCGAGCGCTTGGTTAAGCTCTACCCAGATGATGCACACGATATGTGGAAGCAGATTTACGAGATTCACGACAAGGTGGAGAGCGGTGACATTCCCGATGATGTTTGGAAGATGCTCCACAATGCCAACAACTACGATTCTGATATTTCCTCAGCCCGAGACGAGGCGGCTATGCAGGCAAGAAACGAGAAGATTCAGAATAAGGTCCGCTCTTCCGCAAACGAGGGTATTCCTCCTTCACTTTCTAGTTCGGGTGCTGGAAACGAGCCAGCTAAGAAGAAAACTAAGAAGAGAGCATCCAGCTTCTTTGATGATATTGGTTAACACAAGATTATTAATCCATAAATATAAGTATAAAATGAAGAAAGTAATTAATTATTTTTCTAATCGTCAGTTCATCTTTAAGATGATTCTGATGCTTCTTGCTGTTGTTACAGGTGGTGGTGTAATGGCTGTTGGTGATGATGTTGAACCTGACTTGAACGAGCCGGGTTCTAAGCCTGCAACAACCGAAGAGACTGCTGCCAATGAGCAGGTAGATAAGGATAAGAACGACATGCTTGCCCCTGGCGGTAAAACTGCTGGTCAGTCTTTGACTGGTACGCAGGCTTCTGCTACGCAGATGGACCGAGGTGGTCTTGAAGAGGAAGACTGGGACACGGGTGAAACCAAGTTCCGCCCATATCATACACCTCTCCTTTCTATCGTCAAGAAGTTTACCACAACTGTTCCTTGTACTGGTTACAAGAAGAAGCACGCACGCTATGGTGGCGAGACCTTGGACGGTGAGGTTACACAGCCTATTGCTACTGGTGCTTCCATCAAGCTTACCAAAACCAACTTCTCAGGCTCTTTGAAGCCATTCTACGAGGGTTCTACTGCTATCGTTCCTACCGTAGCTGGTTACAAGCGTGGCTCTACTACAGTTCGTGAAGGTCGTTTGGTTCTCTTTGTTACCAGCGCCAATAAGTCAGGTACTGAGGTTACCTTGCAGGCTGTCAATGGTAAGGCTAATGAGGAGGGTGCCGATTGCGAGTTCTTGGAAAACATGACTTGCCCGGACATTCCTGTTGGTACAGTTATTTTGGCAGCTTCTACAGCGCTCTCAGAGTCTCAGATGAAGGTTCCTGCTGAGAACTACCAGCCACGTTCTGCTGATGTTTATCTACAGAAGCGAGCATTCTCTATCGTCTTCACCGAGGACTTCGAGACCATGAAGAAGAAGATTCCTCATACCGTGAAGGATATGAAGGAAGATGCACTCAACAAGTACAAGATGCGTGCTGAGCGTTCTTATTGGATGGGTACCAAGGCTCGCATTCACTCTACCACCAATGACGGTGCTGATGAGTACACCTACTTCGCAGATGGCATCTTGAATCAGTTGACTAACCAGTATGGTATCGGTGAGGTTTACAAGTACGAGGATTTGACTGCTATCAGTATGTTGATGTTCACAGACTTCTCTGAGTCTGATCACATCTATATGTTCTGTGGCAAGAACGCAATCAAGCGCCTGATGAACATTGAGATTCCAAAGGGTCGCACAGAGGTTCTTTCTACCCACAAGGAAATCGACATTACCTTCTCTCGCTACGTTGATAACTACGGTACTATTGATTTCGTTTGGGATCAGACTCTTGACATGATGCACATGGAAGACTGCATGGTTGGTATGGACTTGAAGGGCGCTCGTCACTACGTGAAGGAGAAGGGCAAGGATAAGACCAACGACATGAGCAAGGATGGCTACGATCCACGTGAGGCTAAGCGATACATGCACATTGAGGCAGATTGTATTGCTCTTCGTGGCTACAACTCTATCCTGGTCGGTCCAGAGGCATTCATCACCAACCTTGGTGTTACTGGCATCGTGAACAGCATCATATCTCTGAAGACTCTCCCTGATACTGCTTCTAAGGGCATGAAGGTGGCTTTGACAGAGGATTACACCAAGGATGAGACAACCTACGAGAAGGGCAAGGTTTACGAGTACGATGGTACTAAGTGGAACTTGTATGCCGGCATGGACGTTGCTGCATAAGGCATCTTTTTCATCTTTAACATATAAATCACGCAGAGGGGCAGGAGTTAATAGCCCTGTCCCTTTGTTATTAAAATAGAAAATAATGATTAAGACATATAGATATAACGAGCTGTGTAATAATGTAAGCCTTACGATTTCCGGTGCTGGCGGTAATTCTATGCGCTACAACTTTACTCATGGCAACACTTATATGCGCAAATGCCCAGAGCTTACTCTTCGCAACAAATATGCGCAAGACCTTTTGGATAACCATGAATTGGTAAGGAGCGGAAAGGTTATTTGTATTCGTACAACTCTTGAAGAGTCGGATATTGTGCAGGAAGAGGCGCTTGTAAATGAGCCTGCAAAGAAGCCTTCGAAGAAAGCCAAGAAGGAAGAGGTAACCGGCATTCGCACAGCCGAAGAGGTTATCAATTACGTAAATAGCCGTTTTGACAAGGATTGCAGAACCCTTGATACTGCCATGAAGCATGCAGACAAGGCTGGTCTTGTTTTCCCTGATTACGGCAAGGAGTAACATATATAATAAGGTGAAATGAAGGTAGAAGACATCATAAAGGCAGTTCGTTGGTGCATAGACGAGGAATCCAACAACTTCTCATCAATCACAGATGAGAAGGACGATTTGTATATGGACAACATCATCAAGGCAAAAATTAACGATGCCCTGCATTGGATTGCCGTTACCGCATCATCCTCCGCTGCATTGGTAGATTCCAAGAAGATAGGTACTTCTTCCGCCACCCTCCAAGTGCAGGACTACGATTCTCAGAGAAACATCGGTGTAGTTACGATGGATGCCAATACCGAGGTAATCAATATCTCTCGCATTCGTGGCAATGGCTGGTACAAAGCGGTAGTGCCTATAGAAGATACCCAAGATGAGGCTGTCATGATGTTTGATGATACGGCAAAGGGAACCATCGACCGACCACAGGCGGCTATCATGCGTGAGAATCCTCTGAAAATCCTCTTGCAGCCCAAGCCTGCGGAAGCGGTCATTTCCTTTGTGGGTGTTCCGAAGAACGTAAGCACGTCCGATTCTACAGATGTGGCTATCCCAGACCGCTTGAAGAATGCCTTCATCTACTATCTCGCCTTCTTATTGCTTTCAGCCTACGATGATACCAAGGCTACGCAAATGTACACGATAGCCTTGCAGCAGCTAGGCGTTAGTCAAACATCAAAATAATGAAATCATGGAGTATGTATCTACGAATTATAGCGAAGAAGAACTTGCATGGGTTTCCCCCGAGATAACCTTGCAGCGTGACATCTACCTGATGATTACGCTAAAGCGCCCAGGAAAACTGGTAATCAGGCAGGATAGGGGTGATGGAAAGAAGCCGAGAGTTCCCATTCGTGCCCACAAGAACACCTGCGAGTTCAAGCTTCGCCTTCGGGTAATTCCTGAAACCATAAAGATTCAGATATTCACTTCATCAGAACCAAAAGAAATCAAATATGCCTACATTTAGAGAAGATCCGAAAATGGGCGGCTTGGTGCCATTAATGAAGACTGACGACATTAATGACCAAGCCGTCACCACAGATAAGATACGTGACGATTGCGTGAGTGGAAGAAAAATTCAAAAGGGGACTATAGAATTGTATCATCTGAGTGCTATGCTTGCTAGTATTCTGAAAGCTGCCATAGGGTTGCCTGAGGATTTGATTAATCAAATGAGTTTTCTCTACAAGAAAATCAATGAAATACAGCCCATATCTGAAGATGATATTGACAAGATTACAGAAGGAAGTTATGTTCCTGAGGAAGAAGAATCACCACCTCCTCCAGCTTCTCTTAATGAAAAAGTTGAAGTACTTGAGAAGAAGGTAAAGATCAATGAAAACGACAACTCTTACACCCGTCTGAAATTGGATTCCTTCATTGATTCTGATCTCACGACAGAGCAGGTTAACGAATTATTAAACAAATAACGGTATTATTTTTTATGGCAGAATATAATTATTTAGGAAAA